TCAACCCGCACCACCTCTGGTCACCCCCTCAGCCTGAGCCGCCAGCACATCGGCGCTGATCGCCCGCACCACCTGCAAGCGCCGCTCCGTGGCACGCAAAGACGTCTCCGGCTCCTGACCAGGCTGCCAGCGAATCCCCCAGATCCGGATCACCCGCTGAAGCAACCCCAGCACCACGCCGAGGATGAGCCAGATCCCCCATGACGGCCAATCATCACCATGAAGCAGCCCAGAAGCCGCGAGCGCTGACAGGCCCACGGTGACGATGGCGGCCGCGGGGGCTTCTACTCCCCACCAGCCGCGCCAGGCGGATGGTGCAGCAGCTAGGGCGCCGAAAGTGGCGACACCCGCGCCGATCTTTGAGGAGGGCTCGCTGACTACTGTCGGGGCGATGATCGCGGCCGTCATACCAATGGCGAGGCAGGCATACGCCGATGCGGCCAGGAGTGAGAGGATGCGTGGGGGGACGAGGGTGCCCCAGGCCCATCTGGCTGTGCGGGGCCAGGACCAGCGGCGCATCGTCTCAGGCCTCCGTGTCCTCAGACGCTAGAGCTCCGGCGACCGGGCCCTCATAAACGCCGCCGGTGTGCACCACTGCCACCAGTAGCGCGACGATACCCGCAAGCTGCTCGAGCACCCTCAGCCACACAGTCACCTGCTCCTGCGTCAGCCACCCTATGGCTGCGCCGAACGCTAGGATCGCAGCCGCCAGCGCGTAGGCGGCCTTGCGTCGCTGTGGAGTCAGCCAAGCGACAACCCCGGGCCGATCCCCCTGCAAAGCCACATGCTTGCCTGTCATAGCGGCCGCCCCTCGTTCAAGGCGCGCTGCAGCGCCATCACTGTGAGGGGGCCGAGGAAACCATCCTCGGGCACGCCCAGGCGGGCCTGCCAGGCCCTGATGGTCTGAGCCCCAAGGAAACCATCCGCGGGCACACCCAGGCGCCGCTGCAACTCACGGACCGCCTCAGAGCCGCCCTTTTCAGAGAAATTCCAAGCCGCTTCGCCGATGTTGATCAGATGGGCGCGATCCGCCGTGGACTGACCAGAAATAACACCATCGACGGTGGTACCCAGCACCTCCTGGAATCGGGTCACGGTGGCAGGCCCGAACCAGCCGTCCACCACCAGAGCCTTTCCTCCTGGCGCTGATGGCGCTGATGGCATGGTGGTCGCACCTGTGTAAGCGTTCCACGCGCTCCGGTCGCCGAAGAAAACATTGAGATCCAATCCGCCACTCCACCCATTGATGCGGCCATTGGAAGTGTACTGGTGCATCACCGCCTTGCCAGAGAAATTCCGCCATGGGCGGCTCTCCCAGCCTCGAGGACTCATATCCGCATACTGCGCCACCCACGCGCCTAGGTCCAGTTCCGTGCATGTATTCCAGGGGAACACACTGGCTGAGGCGTAGATAATTGGTTTGATGCCAGTGCGCTCAATGGTCCGACGAGCCATGCGCCACAGCCAGTCCGCATTCCCCCAGGCGTAATTCTCGTGTTGCTCCCAATCCAGGGCCAGGACCACCCGACCACTCCAACCCTGGATTTGATCGATGAAGAAATCAGCCTCAACCTCGGGCGAGGTAATGCCGCTAATGTAGTGGTACACGCCCGTGGCTTTCCCAGCTGCAAGGCATTGCTCCACAGCCCGCACACAATCCGGATTGACATAACTCGTGCCCTGAGTGGCTTTCACTACCGCTCCGTCACAGTCAAGCGCAGACAGGTTGATTCCCTTCTGCCACGAGGACACATCCACAATCCTCAACATGTTGTTCTCCTTCTTCTGGTTGGTTCAGGCATGGAAAAGCCCCGGACCTGTGTGGGCCGGGGCCAGGAATATTGGTGAGCAGCGTTTAGGACTGCTGATTCTGCTGAGCTTGCTGCAGACGGGCTTCGGCCAGTGCCAGGCGCGTGGCTAGTGAGCTGATCTCCCTAGCCAGGCTCTCGATGACCAAATCGGCGTTAATCTGCTCCGCCTGCTCGGCCACAGTGTCATTCATGAGTGTTCTCCTTCTTTGTGTGGGGGTTGGGGGCGGGGCCATAGACGTCGCCGCCGACGCTCATTGACGCCTCGGCGTCGCCCGGGGTCTGTGGGGGCATGACCCACAGGTCCTGGCCGGTGCGGTCTTCCCAGCCGGTCTTGGTGTCGAGGATGCGGGCGCCCTTCACCAGGACGCTGACCATGACCCCGGGGCTGCCGTGCAGCTCAACGTGCCAGGGGGTGGCGTCTGGGCCCCACTGGTCCTGCACGAGCCGTGCGGCCACGGGGGAGCCGTCCTGTGTGGACGCCAGGGCGATCCAAGGGGCTTTGGGGGCGCCGATCGCGGGGACATAGGCAGGAAGCACCCACATGCCCCGCCCTTGGGAGTCGAGCGCGAGGGTCTGCCAGTATTCGACTCCGTCATAGGGGGATTCTGTGGAGGAGTGCCTGAGCAGCAGCCCACCGCGACGCTCGGTTTCCCCAGGCACAGCCATCACGAAATTCTTCGTTCCCTTGACATGCATGCCAGAGCCGTTCAAGAACAGCTCTACGGCAGAGGAATAGCCCATGACAGTATTCGCCTTATTGGCCCAAAAACCGCAATTCCCCCACACCATGGTCGTCATTTGGCAACTCTCTTCAGCCACCCTCAGCGGATTGTGTCCCTCGCCCTTAAAAAACCACACGCCGTGAACATCGACGCCGAGCTGACGGTTAGCGGCCCAGGTCATCACCGTATTGGTTTTATTAGCAAAAAAGCCCGTGCTATCACCCCAGTCCCCACACATCAGTCTGACCGTTTGACCGGTGGCTTCGAACACACGCGAAGAGTTGTAACCGAGAAGCGCGCCAATTGAATTGCCGCTGATGTTCAGCGAGGTCTTTTGACACGTCAGAGATGCAACCGCAGGCGATAGCAGTACGGATGGTCTGGTGATCGGATCGGCGTTGGCATCCCACGAGCCCCCATAGAGCTGCGCCGTCGGCCCCATCATCGACAGATAAGATTGCTGCCCCTGACCGGCGGTTTTCAATGGTCCCGCGAGTATCAGAGCAGGCTCACCCTGCGGGTGCTGGCGGGCAGTGATAAAGGCCTTGCGGTCCCACCTTGCGTTGGTGGCGTAGAACACCAGCCCGGTACCCCAATTGGAGTGCCCCCACTTCCCAGGATCAATATCCACCACATTATCGGCGGTGCCGATGTCTCGGAACGCCGTCGCAGACCATTCATCCTCAATTGAGAAATAACCCTTCGCGGTGACCTGGCCGGTGGCTGAGTCAATCCAAAATGTTTTGGTACCCGCATTGGAATATGCTGTTAAACCTTGTGGGGTCATCACGACACGAGCGCCCGTTTTGGCGGTCTGGATGGTCGCTCCAGTGATTACTTTGCCGTCCAGGGCATCACCCTTGATGTGTCCTCCTTCAATCGCGTTGACCGCGATCGTTTTTGCGGTGACCGCACCAGCCGCGAGCAGCGGCGTGGTGATACTGCCAGGCTCGATCAGGGTGGTGCCGACTGCCTCCTCGACGCGGACTTCCGCGAACTCCACAGACCCGGACGTAAACGTCGCCTCCGCAAACAGCCCCAGGGTGCAGGCGCCGTTTTTATCCGTGGCTGGCAGCGTGAACTGCGTCTCCAGTCGCGTCCAAGCTGTGGGGGCCCCACCAAGAACAGCAAAAATGTCTGCGACGCGCATAATATTTACGCCTCCGGTTGAGTTATGGTGCCGCAGGTAAACAGATGCCGGGTTAGACCCGGTAAACGATGGGAAACGCACCATTAACGAGAGGCGATAGGTCGCACCCGGCTTGAGAATCATCGAAGCATCCCTGTGCTCCGGAGGTTGAAGATAGCCGCCAATTTGCTTACCTGTTGCTTTCAATACGAGGACGTTCCCGGACACGGCGTTGTCGGTCTTCCAGGAAGCCACGCCAGCGGCAAAGTTCCACTCTGACTTGTTCTCTAACAGCGGGTCTGGGAAAAGCGACCCCGCAGACACACTAATACGCTCCGAAAACAGATTCCGGATGAACCCCGAATCACTAAACAGACTCTTAATGAACCCCGCATCGAGGGTACCGACGGCAGCCCGGATTTTTTCCGCCGTGAGCCACCCCACCTTGGCGTTGGTAATGGAAGCATCCGCCACTTGTAGGGTGCCGACGGCAGCGTCAGCGATCTGCGCCCGATTAACAGCCTTCTCACCGATGAAATCAACACCGATTTTGACCTGCCTCCAAGCAGGGCCGTCCCACACGAAACGCCGCAACGCCGTAGTACCGGCGCGCACCTCCCACACCGCGCCAGAAGGTTTCCCCTCACCATCCTTCGCGGAAGGATTAGCTGCGGCCACGGTATAACGGCCATCAGCCGTGGTCGCTTTAGCAGCCGCCGCATCAGCAACGGATTGAGCCGCGAGCGCCTTCGCCGTGGCAGTGTCAGCCGCAGTCTTGGCTTTCACCGCCTCAGCTGCCGCATGGTCAGCACGATCCTGCGCCGCCGCAATGTCTGTCACATCCGACCAGGTGGCACCGTGCATGTCAATCGGCGCAGTGCCAGCCCATGTCACATTCGGAACCACAATCCGAGCGGGCGTCCACGGCACCACGACAGTGCCGCTGATAACATGCCGTACCGCGCCAGGAGGCACCTCCACATCCGCCATCGCGGCAGCGCCAAGCCATTTCCCATCCGCAGCGTAGGTGTACGCTGAAAACTTACCTTTCACGGGACTGTTCCCGGGGTTGGAAACCGTCATTGAGAAACGCATTACCCGCCCGGCCGGCACAATCAAAGCCTGATTGTTCCCATGCAGCAGGTAGGCCCGGTTGTCGTTACTGAAATCAGGTGAACCGTTACTCCCTTTGAAACGCAGCGTGCCATAATCAACACGAGTCACGTTCTTACCGAAAGCCCACCGCGCATTCCACGTTCCCGCCGCAAGGTTAGGGGACGCGGCAGCAGCAGCGGCCGCCGCAGCCTGAGCCGCGAGCGCCTTCGTCGTCGCCTCTGCGGCTTTAGACTGGGCGGCAGAGGCCACCCCCGAAGCCGCAGTGGCCGCGGCCTGAGCCTGACCAGCTTTAGAGTCAGCCTGCTCGGAAATCTTCTTCGACGCTTCAGCCAGAGTCCGGGCCTGTGTGGCGTTCTCCGTGGCGGTGGCGGCGGTAACCTCTGCGGCTTCAGCAGTACGTTGCGCGTCCGCAGCCTTCGCTTCGGCGGCCTGCTGGGCCTTAGCGGCAGCCTCAGCAGCAACCTTCAAAGCTGCTTTTTGTGCTTCCGAAAGCGTCGAGTCTTTAAGACCGTCAGCGTAGGCCTTGGCGGCGCGTTCCGCTTCGGCGGCTTTCACCTCAGCAATTTTTTGCGCGGCAGACGCTGCGGCATCAGCCTTACTAGCCGACGCTGCAGCTGCCTTAGCATTCTTGTCCGCTTCCGCTGCAGCAGACTCCGCAGCCGCGAGCTTGCTGCTAAGCCCCTCAACAGTGCCTTCGATTGTGTCGATCTTTTTCGCCTGGGCCTCCACCTGCGCGCGCGTGGTGGCCCCGTCTCGAGCTGCCTGGTCTGCCTTAGCCTGCGCTGCATCCACTGCCTCGCTGACTTTTGAACGGACCGTGATCCCAGCGGTGTTCCCCGGATCGGACTTACGGTCGACTGTGTCAACTGCGACCAGTCGGTAAAAGCGTTCTTGGCCTATGACGTCCTGGCGATCAAGCACGGTGGTAGGGCCGTCCAGGGAAAGTTCCGCGAGATCTGTCCATGGTCCGGCAGCCGAGGAAGCCTCCTGCACGAGGACATGACGCAGCCAAGACGGCGGAATGATGGGACCTCCAGGCCCTGCCAGGTGCCGGTCCCAGGTCACCGTCACCAGTCCGTGCTCACATGCCAGGTGCGCAGCGGTGGGAGGCGCCAGAAGCTCAGGCTGAGGAATCTGCACGGTGAACGGGTCCGACCACAGACCCGGGGTCGTGGCATAGGTGCCACGGGCTCGGACCTGCACCTGGAGGGCTTCACCAGGAGAGCCTTCGCGCAGGTCCAAGCTGGTTGAGGATGCTGATCCAGCAATCAGCCAGGGGGCGCCGACGACGTTGCGGCGCACGGCCAGATCGTAGGAGGAGATTTCCATCGCGGAGGCGTCCGTAGCTGTGCTCACCGGCTGCCAGGTGGCGCGCAGTAGACCGTGCACCGTGCGATCTGCGACAGGAACAGCCTCGGCTCGCACAACCAGGCCTAGGACCTTCGCGGGCGTGCGCTTGTCCTGACCTTGCGGGGCAGGACGAACTCCGGAGCCTGAGGTCGAGGCTCCACCAGTGACGCCCTTAGTCCTTTTGGCGACGTGAGAGAGGACATCGTCTAGCCGCGTGCCAAAGGTGGTGTGCCCGCTGACGCCATCAGCGTTGCGCGTCACGGACACCTGAGCGACGCGCATGACTTCGCGGCCCGCCGACCGCTGGACCGTGATCCAGTCTCCGGCTGTGTAGTCTCTCCAGGGCAGCAGCAGAGCGTCTGATGCCACCCACTCCCGCTTGGCTTCAACCTGGGCTGACGCACCGGAGGCAAGAGTTGCCTGAGCGACCAGGCGGGCGGTGGCCTCTAGCTCAACGCCCCCGGCCTCCACAACACGCTCGATCCGCCGCAGACCTGCCGGAGCCTGATCGTTGTGGATGCGCCAGACACGACCGCCTTCGCCCTTCACCAGGACGTCCGTGCACAAGCTGGTCCAAGTTGTCGCCTCCGGGGCAGCGGCCGTGCCCACAGCCAGCGGCCACAGCACCTTCTCACGCCGACGGGCCAATGCTCCATCCGGGTTATGCACCCGCATGGTGCGCCCCGTCCACTCGACGTCGCAGAGTCCAAGGTCACGCAGAGAATCCACCACCGTGGCCAGAGTGACAGCCTTGTCAAATGCCAGCGTGACGATGTTGGCCCACTTCTTGCCAGCGGAGTCCGCCACAGTGGTGCAATCAAGCGTCAGGCCTTTTCCCCACCCTCGCTTGGTGGCCGCGTCCCACAGAGACCGCAGAATCACGCCCGCGTTGGCAGACAAGAAATTCCACTTCCCGTCGGAGTCCTGCGCAGCAGGTGGCACATCCCACACGACCGCCTCCGCGAGCTGGGAAGACACGTGTGCTGCATGCAGAATCCGTGGACTTGTGCCATCATCCAGTAGGTTGCCCTCGACCTTCTGGGAAATGAAACGCGCACCGGGGGGTTCCAGCCAGGTGATGCCGTCGTGGGTGATCTCAATAGCGATCTCCACCTCAGAGTCAAGCAACTCACCGCGCACACCTTGCGTTCCAGCAGGGTAAGTCAAGGCCACCGTCGGCATGTCCGCCACCGGCACCGTCAGCGTCACATCGAGATCGTCTGGGAGCACGCCGAGGCGGCCTCCCGAAGGCATATAGGCAACAGCGCGCAGATCAAGCATCAGTAGGCCCTCCTCGCACGGATCTGGGCGGTTCCGCCCGTGACGGTGACCGCGTGATGCCCACTGGTATCAGGGGTGATAGAGAATCCGCCAGCGGACAGAGACAAGCCTGAGGAGGCATCAACAGCTCCACTCCTTGACCATGATCCAGCCGTAAAGGAGGCGCGGTAGAGCGCGGGCTCCAGCAGCAAGGCCTTCCCGGGGGGGACCACCCCACTCCAGGTCATGGAGCCCCCTGAACCTTGATCCGTGATCTTGACCGGGGAGCCTGGAGAGGCCACCAGTATGACTGCGTCGGAGATCGGCATTGCGCCACCATCGATCTTTGACAGATCGGCGGCCGCCATCTCGGTGGGCACCGGGTCTCTCCACACTCCCTCCGGAAGCTCCAGAGACACACTCACAGTCGCAGCTACAGCTGCAGGAAAAAACTTGGGTTCAACCGATCCGGACAAGCGAGCAGTGGCCTCTCGCACCGGAGCGCCCGCAGGCCGATGCGTGACCCGCAAAAGTCGCCCGAAAGGCCGAAGCAAAGCCGCGAGCGCTCGGAGGTTTTGGTCCAGGGTGGCGCGCTTTTGGTCGTCTGCTTGGACCAGCAGGCCGAGGACTAGCGTGGCCGGAGCGGCGGATGTGGGTGGTAGAGGGAGGACGCCAATGCGTCCGGGAACCTCCACGTTGGGCAGGCGGGGCGCGCCCCAGGTGGGCAGGCTGGTTGCATTGGTGAGGCGCCAGCGGCCCTGAGGGTCGTCGAGGTCCTGCCCGTCGATGGTGTACTCGCTCACGAGCTCTCCTGTTCCTGTCAGATCGCTGCGGCCAGGCGGATGCCGGTGGCCACGTCGTCACGCAGGGAGCTTGTCCGACGGGCGACGGGGTTGTTTTGGATGATCGTCACGGAGGTGCCGACAGGATCTGCAGGAGCTTGTGCGGCAGTGCGGGCGTGTGTCGTGGACAGGGTGCTGGAGGCGCTGATCGTTGCGCCGACCTGGATTTCAGAGGTGATGTCGTTCATCGTCTGGCGCAGGGAGGGAATCTGCGCGCGCAGGCCCTTCTCGAGGCCGCCCATGATCCAGCGTCCGGCAGGCACGAGGAGGGCGCGGTCATATGCTTCAGGACCTTTATGCGATGCGATCCAGGAGCCGATTCCTGAGACGAAACCTTTGACTTTTTGGAAGGCGCCGGTGAGGCCGTTGAGGAAGCCCTGGATGATGTTGCGGCCTGCATTCCACAGCAGGGTTCCGGTGTTGCCTAGGGCGGAGAGGATTCGGTTGGGGATGCCCGTGACCCAGCTGACGACGGAGTTAAAGGCGCCGGTGAGGCCGTTGTAGGCGGATTGGCCTGCCTGTGTCATGAGTGACCAGAGATAGGCTCCAAGAGCCGAGAGTGCCGCCACGATCCGGTTGGGAATGCCGGTCACCCAGTTGATGATCTCGTTCCACTTGTTGTGAAGCCAAACAGCGATAGACGTCCAGAGGTTGGTCCACCACTGAGTGAGACTGACGCCGATGGCAATCACCGAGTCAATGGCAGCTTGCCAACTGGTGGACACCCAGGTTTTGATGTCTTCCCACTTCTGGGAGACCCACGAAGCGATCGACTCCCATAGTCCCGTCCACCAGGCTAAAAACTGCTGGCCCTTCTGGGAGACCCAAGCTGTGACTGATTCCCATTTGGTGGCCAGCAGCACGATGGCGGCGATCACGGCTGCGATACCAACGATTATCCAGGTGATCGGGGATGCGAGAAGTGCGGAGTTCATCACCCATTGGGCAGCAGCAGCCACGCCTAGGCCAACGGCGAGCGCGCCAAGAGCGATGACGATGGCTTTAGTTGCGGCAGGATTCTCCTGCATCCAGGTTGAGACTTTCTGCATCGGTTCGACCATGGCGCCGAGAGCGTCACCCAAGGCGCTGAATACCGCCGATCCAAGGGGTTCCAAGGCCAGGGCGGCGTTGTTCTTGACCAGCTTCCACTTCTCGGCGAAATCAGCTGTCTGCGCGCCCACGCCCAGGATCGTGTCCTGAGTTGCGCCCGTGGCACCGACCAGGTTGTCCAGGGCGAGTGTGCCGGATTCGACCGCGCCTACAAATTGGGCGGCTGCTCTGGTGCCGAAGATGCCGGACGCTAGGTCAATGGCTTTAGCTGTGTCACCGGCTGCGATCAGGTCCTTGATCTCCCCGGTGACCCGGCGGAATGCCTGCTGTGGATTCTCGCCCTTCTTGGCGAGAGTCACCAGCCCCTTAGACATCGCCGTTAGGGTCTGGTTGGAGTTCAGGCCCGCCTTGTCAAGCGACCCGATGAGAGACGTTGTCTCCTCAAAGGAGAACCCCAGAGTCTTCATCGCTGGCGCGCTTGCTGCCGCTGAGGACGCCAACTCATTCATGCCCACACCTGTGGCCTGCGAGACCCTGAACAGGCCGTCCATGGCCCCCTGGACCTTGTCCCCCTCGATTCCGAAGGCGGAGAAGGCCGCAGTCGTCTTCTGGACGTCGATGTCCTGGCCTAGGATCCTGCCCGCCTCTAAGTACTGGCTGGCGACAGTCTCCAGGGTGTCACCGGTCAGCCCCAAGCGCGTGTTCAGGTCGGCCACGACAGGTCCGACCTTGTCGAACTCCACAGGAACCTTGCTGCCGACGCGCTTGGCAACGTTAACCATTCCATCCAACGCCGCACCCGATGCGCCTGTGCCCACTCGGATCGTGTCGGCGAGGTCGTCGAATTTTGCTCCGATCTGGTACAAGCCCGCGCCCACTCCGGCCACAGCAGCAGTCACTGCGGCCGGAGCCAGCACTCCTCTGGCTTTCCCAAGGAGGGATGTCCCCAGCGTTTGGCCAGCTGACGCGCCAGCTTTGTCTGCGGCTGTGTCAGCGCCTGTGAGCATCTGAGTCATCTGGGAGGCGATCGCTCCCTGAGAGCCCGCCAGCGACGGAATGATGGACAGATAGGCTTTTGCGACTGAGGCTTCAGACACAGGACACCTCCTAGGGTGCGGACTCCCACCAGCTGTTGAAGTCCTTGATCGGGATTGGCTTGGCCCCCAGGCTGGTGTCCGAAGAGCGGGCGCCGGGCCTCGATACCGGCTCAGGTCTCGGGCTCGGAATCTGCCGTCCGGTGTTGGAGCGCTGCCAATTGGCGATGTTCAAGGCGTCTAGGACGGCGGCAAGAAGTTGTTCGGAGAGGCCCCATAAGGCGTCCTCCCCGTGGACTTCCCGCGCGTAGGCGCTTGTGCGTGGGGCTCGCATCAACAGCACGAGCAGGTGCCGCCAGGACAGGGCAGGTGTGCCGAGATCCTCTAGATGCAGCCCGATTGTGAGCAGGTCATACTCAATCGCCTCCCGGTGTTTGCTCAGCTCCCGGCAGACGAAGAGAATTCCCCCAGTGTGACAGAGGAAGCCTCCTGCCATGCTTCGACGAGCGCCGCGACCTGGTCACCACTCATGCGCGCATAAATGCCCGGAACGTAACGCTCGAGCATCTGTCTCTGCAAAGAAGCGATCTCTGCGAGCAGCTCAGGATCGCTACTGATTCCCTCACCATCCTGAGCGGCTTTGATCCTGGGGGTCAGGGCTGTCAGGTCAGCTGAAAGATCTGCATCCAAGAACTGCATCTTGGGGAGCGCGTAAATCTTGTCGTCTTGCGGCAGCGTGAACTCGAAAAGGTTCTGCTTGATTGATGCCTTGGAGGCGGGAACCTGGAAAGTCATAATCAGCCTCCCGTCACAACGCCATCGTCGGTGAAGATGTAAATACTGTTTCCCTTTGAGTCAGGATAGGCCGCTAGCGTGACCGGCCACGTGACCGCGTCCTGCTTGGTGAACGACACCTCTCCGATTTCGGTGACTTGCCCATCCGGCACATAGATCAGCACCCGGCGCTCTCCATCTTTGATTTTGAAAGCCCAAGACTTGCGCGGCTGTTCTTTGGCTCCCAGAACCGCAGTTAGCTGCTTGCCATTTGTTCTGCTGGCTTCTTTCACTGTCACGTTTCCAGCCCAGTTGCGCAAAGATTCCTCGTTGGTCTCGAGGTGCGCCCATGAAAGCGTGCCCTTGAAGGATTGCAGAACCCTGCGAACTAACGTTCCAGACCAGTCCTCGATGTCCGCAGTGGAATACTCGGGGCTCATCTTAAGGCCGTCCTTGGAAATGTAGCCGGAGTCCGTGAAGCCCACAAGAGCATCACGGGCGGTCTTAGGCCCAGTTGTGGTCGTGGGAGCGGACAAAATCGCGCCCGTGGTCTCCTGGTCGGGCGCCCCGACAAAGATGTTGGTGGTGCTGACTGGCATTGTTTTTCCTCTCAGGTGGTGGTGATCCGTACCGCCACCTGGTAGGAGGCGGAGACTCGGTAAAGGGAGGGGTGGTCAGGATCAGGGTTCGGATATGGCGCTCCTAAGGTTCTCACGTCGTGGCAGACAAGACTGTGCAGGCGCCCACTCATCGCTGCTTGGTGCAGAAGTGCCTCGACCCTGCGGGCGAGGTCCTCGGCATCAGACTCGCTGGAAAGGTCTCGGCAATCGATCGACACGGTTGCGATGTCCAGCACCAAAGTGGAGCGAGTCCCGCCAGTGCGTGTCACCCCAACAGACTGATCTCGAAACGTTGTAGGGCTGTGACCTGCAAAGCACTCAACCCTAGGGAGCTGACCAGCCAGAAATGCCCTGATCTCTTCGGCAACGTCTGGCGCCTTAAGCAACTCTGCCATGGACGTTCACGCCCTAGAGGCGGCGCTTAAGGCTCGAGTCAGCGCTTTGTCTCTTGCCTCAGCCAAACGTGCGTGCATAGTGGCGGCACGAACGACGATCATCGGGCGAGGAGACCCGCCGTAGTTCGCCTGGTAGAGGTTTGTTTCGAAACCGTCTCCTGCCTCAGCAGCGACCGCTTCCCCCATTCGTTGGAGACGGGCCTTGACCCCCTCAGAGTTGAGGACTTGCTGGAAACCTTCCGAACTGAATTCAAAACGAACGCTGGTGGACATGTTCACCCCTGCCACTGAGTCAACGTGACGACGCTGTGAGAAACAGCGCCCGTTGGAGACTTCCAGGACTGTGACGCACCTGTGGCGTGGTAGCGGGCGCCATGCCACTCCACCAGATCGTGGGCTCCCACCTGCACCTCTGGCGGCAAAAATAGGGTCAGGCGTGCCACCGCCGACTGCCTGCCGGACAGGTTCTCCGATGTTCCTGCGGGCTGCACTGAGCAGCCGCCGACGATTGTGGTGCTCGCCGGGGCATCATAGTCCGGGCGGTCTTTGCCTCGCTCGGAGACGATGGTCGGACGAATGATTGTGACCGTGTCACAAGCCCAAGAGGGTAGCGCCATAATCAGGGCCTCCTAAGTGTGTACGGCTCGAGAGTTTTGACGTCGCGTTCCAACAGCGTCAGGCCACCAGCGACACCGGCGCCGGTAGTCCCATAATTGATGGACACGCCTCCGGCCTGCTCGTGCGTCACGCCGGTTGGAGAGGACAGCGCCATCGCTGCCACTTGCAAGACAGTCTGAGTGAGTTCTGGTGCCTCCTGGTACCCATGACGCATGGTGACTCGTATTCCCTGGTAGCGGTCGGTCCACACGCCGTCACGTCGGCGTAGCGTGCCCAGGTGAGACCATTCCAGGTCTCCGAGTTCCTCAGGGGTCCATTCGTGCACGCGGCCACCACGGTGAGGGCACTTCTCGGTGAGCGCAGTGATCTCCTCGACGCGCATGGATGGCAGCTCAACAAGAGCAGCCCCCGTCCCGTCAAGGATCACAGTCTCAGTGATGACTGGAACGACATGCCACCCGCAATACCGGCGGACCGCAGCCGATGCGGCATCCAGGAGAGACGTCGCACGCGGATCAGCCGCCGTGATTGCGCCCCGCGTGTAGGCCGCGAGCGCGGCCGACGACGCAAGTGCGGGTAGCTGGCTGGACATGCTTTGTTCTCCTCACTTGTTGGAGGGGTTGGCAGCTTTGTTGCGGCTGGTGCGGGTTCGTGATTCAGTCTCAGGTTTGGGTTGGGTTCTGGGGGTGAGGCCCCAGGCTGCAGCGTCAGCTTCGGTGAGCAGGAGAGTGGTGCGGCACCCGTTGACGACGACGTCATAGGGGGTGAGGGCGGTCATAGGGTTCCTCCCGGTGAGAGTGAGGGATCGGGGCGCGTCCAACTTGGACGCGCTCCGATCCCCTTTGATCAGGTCCGGATCAGGCCAGTGAGGTCTTGACGAACGCGGCGGGGCGGGTCACACCGAAGGCGACTCGCTCCTCAGCCAGCACCGCGACCATGTTTCGCACGAAGAAGTCTGCGTGCGAGTTTGACAGCGTGACAGTGGTCTGCTCGCGGTCCCAGAGCACAGCCTTGGTGAAGTCACCAATCAGGGCTGTGCCTGCGTCGATCGCCTCAGATTCCACAAGCGGCACGCCCCACAAGGTGCGGGGACCGATCGAGAAGGGCCCTGCGCCAAGGAACTTGCCCGTCGCTCCGTTTTCGCGGGCGAGATCGACCGTCTCAATGTCTGCAGGAGCCATCAGGATGCCGTTGGGCACTGCGCGTCCCACGACCCTGGCCTTGGTCAAGGCTTTGCGCACGGTCGTGAACAAATCCGTCTCAAACGACTGAGACTGCACTCCAGAAGTTGAGAGGATGCCAGTGATGGAGTTGGAGGAGCCATCGCCCTTGAGCATGGCGGTTTCCTCGGCTTCTGCCACGTCTGCTGCAAGCTCATCGTTGATCAGACCTTCAAGCTGCTTGGCATCCGCGATCGCGCGGTTGGTGGCAGGAACCCATTCCGCGATGGTCACAACGGGCACCGAGACCCGTTCGAAGGCCCAGTCGCCTTCAGGCTTGTACCCGCCCTGGACCGGATCCACGGGGGCGGTGGTGGATGAGGTGGTTGCCTCGGGAACGACTGCCGCCTTGTTCGTGTGGGTGGTTTGGCGGACGAACTCGACAACGTCGGAGTGGGTGGAACGCGTGGACACAAGATCGCGCAGGGTCAGGGGACGGCGGCCGAGCAGCTCGATGATGCCGGAGTCTTCTGGCGTGACGAGGGCCCCTGCACTCGTGCGGGCGGCGCCGGTGAACAGGCTCTTGACCTGGATCGGGGTGGTCTGCACCTGTGCGCGGTCCGGAATGCGGCCACCGAAGCCCTTGAGCAGGGCCTGGTAGGCCGAGGACTTGACGACGGTCAGGCCCAGGTTTGCTGCTTTGGGCAAAGATCGAGAGACCTGGCCGGTGATTTCAACGTCTTCAGTAGGCAGGCCGACCTGCTCGGTGAAAGTCTTCACCTCGGCGAGCAAATCGGCGTCCTTCTTGGCGGTCTTGGCCTGGTCGAGCAGATCAGCTGCTTTTTCCATGAAGGCGCGGTAGCTGCTGGTCTCCTCTTCGGTCATCTGGCGGTTATCGTCAATCGCCTTCTGGGCGATCGCCTTAGCATCCTGGGCGGCTTTGAGGGCTGATTCCTTGAGGAGGGTGAGCTTGTTCATCATGGGTTCCTTTCATTTCAGAGGGTTGTGATGACCGCGCAAGCGGCCTGGGCTGCCAGGGCGCGTGCGGACGCTGGCACATGCTGCTCCTGGCCCTTGGCCCCGGCGGGCTCCTCGGGCTTGACAGCAGGTTCAGCGCTGGCCTTCTCCTGGTCGTTGGTCTGATTCACTTCGGCAGCATCAATCACTGCCTGGATCGCATCAATAGCAGTGTGTAGCCCATCAAGATGCTTCTGGGCGAGAACCCGCCCAGCTTTCATGCCTGTAGCAACCGCGTTAACAGCGTCCTTGACGGCCACGACGCTGGTGTCTTGGTTGGCGCCAACTGCCACGAATGAAAACTCGTAAACTTTCAGGGCACGCAGCTCGTTTGCTTTGGTGCCGTCTTCAAGAGTCACGGTCGCGGAGTCAAGTACGTCAAACGCAAAAGACATTTGGGTCAGACGGCGGCTTTTGACGAGCCGGTAAACTTGACGGCCTTTAGGTAAGTCCAAGTCGAACTTGCCGCGCACCCACCAGCCATGGTGGTCTTGGCCCATGTCTGCGGCTGAGGCGACCCAATAATCTGGATCGTCCGTGCGATGACCAAACAGGCCCGGCAAGGTATTGCCTGACTGCTTCCATTCCTTGATGGTGTTGGTAAAAGCTCCGGGGGCGATCACGTCACCATAAGCGTCTGGAACGCGAGTAAAAGTGGCGGCATAGACCACGAATTCGCCATCTTCGAGATCGTCAGCAGGACCTGCTTTGATCTTGACTTCTGCGGTCTTGAAATTCATTGAAGATCACCTTTCACGGAATAATAGTGGTGATGGTGCAGCGACATTCAGCGACTTCATCTGCGCCACCGACAGGATCTCCTGGCCATGCCATGCCGTTGGAGAAGACGCCGTCAACTGGCACCGTTTCTCCGTCGAGTTGCGCGTGCGAGGCGCGAGGATTACCCGAAGTCACAGTCCAGACCTTCATCGCCTTAGCTGGGGCGACCTGGCGGGCGCTCTCGGTGACTGCAAAGGAAGCGAAGGTCGTGGCTAGGGTGACCGCAGCTGCGGCACCTCTAGAACCGACCGCCTCCTCGAAAACCGCTGCCGGGGAGGGGAGAGCCTGGTCCTCCTCGCTCTCGTCATTGCTTGCCAGGGCTCTGCTCAGGGCGTGGCGGGTGGTGGAGTTGATCGCTCCGGCACGGGACTCACAGACTGCGCGCAGGAATTTCCTGGTGCGATCAACGTCATAGATGGTCGCGGGGAACCCCAGTGCGGCTGCCGCAGCTGGGCCGATCTCACTGGTGACACTCAGGGCCACAGACTCCAGGTCGTCAGCCAGCTCCGTGTCCCACCGCTGACAGTCCCACCAGTCGCGATCTGATTTCGCTCCAATGACAGACAAGACGGCAGCGCGTTGGCGCTTGAAGAACTTGCTCAAGGTCTTGGCTGCCTGCTGCTTGGCGGACTCAAGCTGTGCTGGTGACGGGGCGAAACGCTTGGGATCAGACTTGGTCAACAGCTCAAGACTCTTTGGCTCGCCTTCCACGTCCGTAGGGGCTGCGTCGCCGCCAGCAGTGGTCACTGACAACGGCCGAATTAGGTCGTCTCCACCAGGCAAAGCAGGCAGGTTCCGGCGAGCCCGGGCCTCGTTCGCGGTCATGAACGGGCCGCCAACGCTCTGGTAAAGGCTGGTGGCCTCCTCTGAAAGATCGCCACGCATCTTGGCGGCGATGTCGAACTCCACGTAGAGCCTCCGGCCGTCGTTCACGAGGTCAGGGATGAGTTGCAGGGCCAGCTCCTGCTCAATCTGGTCAAGCCACGGACCAAGAGTGTCCTGATACAGCTGCTTGTGTTGCTCCTTGATGTTGGAGAACGTTGCGTGGTCAAGGATTCCGACCATAGGGGCGGGCACATGGAAGGCCGCAGCGACCTCCTCACGCGTGAGCTTGCGGACCTCGACGTACTGCAGCTCATCGGCGGTCTGGGCGACCTTGACAAAGGTCATTCCGTCCTCAAGGATCGGCGTGCCTCCGGCCTCAGATGAGTTGGCGCCCACGTATTGGTTGTGCCAGGAACGGCGGAACTTCTCCCGGGTCTCCTCGGACCAGCGGGGCGCATCAGCAGGCCGTTGGAGGTACCCAGACGCCCGGGCTCCATTCTTGAGAATTTGCGAGCGCATACGGCCAGCCTCGAAGCCTTCAGCCAGAGCCTGCCTCAGCGCCTCCATGGGTGGGGTACCAACCAGGTCCCCTGACGGGGAGTACCCTCTGAAGTGAACGATCTGGTCAGGAGTGAAGGCCTGGCGTCCTTTGTCACCTCTGACCTCGAAGCAGTCGGGTGCGAACCAAGAATCACCCTTGGGAGTGACCATCCGAGGAGGCAGACGCACCAGCCCAAAACCCCCCGTTCCCTTCCCCTTTACTTTGAGCCAGTAGGCCGTGTCGTAGATGCACATGTCGTGCACCAGGTCGTTCAGAAGCCGGTACCTCGTCGTGCGAGGGTTCGGACGGGCTAGAAGCTCCGACAGAGGATGATCAGTCACCCTCCGCCGGTTTGTGTCTGAGACGCGTTCAAACACTTTGGGGGACAACGACGCGATGTTACGAGCGAGGAAGTCGACTACAGTCCTGACGCTGCCCTGGGTGCGCCAGATCTCCTCATAGTCAACATTCCAGCCGTCAGTCACGCGCAGCGACAAGGACGGAACTGAGCGCGGCCGAGCAAGAGATTGAACGCTGCCGGTGGAGACCACAAACGTCACAAGGAACCTCCTACGATAGGCCTCTGGATGAAGTCGATGTGATCACGCTCGACCACGACCTCGCCGTCCACCGGGGTCGGATCAGCGCCGACGCTGTAGAGGGTGACGTTGCGCAGGAACAACAGTTGTCCGTCCTGGCGCACCAGTGCTCCCGCGAGCGCGGTGCCGGTCTTAAGGTTGATGATGATGTTAGAGGCAATGAGACGGCGGTAGGGGCGCATGATGGGCTTCCTGTCAGACGTAGAAGACGCCGTCGGTGTGCTCGTAGGCAGAGACCTGGGTGTCATGGGGGCTGGTGAGGTAGCCGACGGCGGCGACGGCGGCGATGAGTGGGGAGGCGTCTTCCGGGGAAGCCTTGCGGTCGATGACTCGGGTGTCGCCGAGGGTTTTCCAAGTGGCGGATCCTGCGGCGACGTCAAGAACAGGCTGAGGTAGGTGCGCGAGTCCGCTCTCCGTCTGGGCTTTGACTTGCTTGTCATCCGTCTGGCTGGCCGTGACCAGGTCGAAGAATCGGCCGTACCAGGCGCCGAGGTCATCGCCCTGCCACCGGACGACGTTGACACCATCGAGAGCCTCAAGGTCCGGAATGATCGAGGAGACCGGTGAACCTTTGCCCTGCGCTACCACAGTGATAGGGGAATCGATGTTAGCTCGCGCCTTGAACCAGTCCACTGTGAACTCGGTGCGTGGCAGGCGGGCCGCGATCTCAACTTGAGGGACGCCCCCGTTGTTGATGCCAGCAGCAGCGATATAGGAGGATGATCGATCCCAGGACACGTCCAGGCCGTAAACGATGGGCTGGTCCGGAGGAATGAACGTGTCTGTGCGCGTTCCTGCCTCCCAAGCCCCTTCAGGGAACGGAGGCTTGCGAGAAGAAGACAACCACTGGCACTGAACCTCGGTCATGAACTCAGCAGGCGGGTCCGTCGCCGCTGCCGCCGCGATGGTCTCCTCACGGATTCCGATCGATCCATCTGAGCGGCGGTGCCCCATAGAGGGGTTGGACAGTCCCCAGGTGTCACGATCCCACCGAGACGCTCCTGGAGGCGTAGACCACTCAAAAAGTCCTAGGGACTGGCCCAGCGCAGTCTCTTCACCGTCCTCGTCAGGTTCCTGAGGAACCGGTGTCGAGGCGTCGGAGAAGACTCCATCTGGGTCGCCTAGAGCCAGATGACCTAAGCGTCGCAGGTGACGCAGGACCACTGAGGCGTGGTCGCCAGCATTGGAGAGCGCCAGCACCATGCCCGAGTCCTGAGCCATGATCGTCTTCGACACCGCAGACCAGGAGGCGAAGTCGCCGTGTTCTCTGAGCTCATCAAGCACGACCAGCTGCACATGTTTGCCGCGTCCGCCTCGGCGAGTAGTGGCCTTGACCCGGTAGGTCGCGCCGTTCCATAGCGTCAGGCCCTTCTGGCCAGACCCGAGAGAGATTCTGCGAACCTCGTCGCCCAACTCGTCACAAAAGTCTGGGTCATCCTCATGCTCGGCTGGGTCAACCATCTTGACCGCCTCAGCCCAGAGTGCCTCAGAGGTCTCAAGGTCTTGAGCTGTGCCCAACACTGCCCAGCCTTTGGTGAACATGAAGAACAGGATGATCACCATGGCCACCGTAGACTTACCGTTCTGCCTGGCCACAAGCACCACCGCTGTGCGGAACCGCAGACGACCGTCGTCCAGGAGCTCAAGCAGATGGATGCAAAGCCACTTCTGCCAAGGCAGGAGGCTAATCCCCAGGACCTCGGCGAACTCCACACATGCAAACCCCAGTGATGTCTGAGGAGTAAGAGGGCGCAGAGGGGGCGTGTAGACCCTAGGGGCCTCGTTACCCTGCCGCACCCGTTATACCTCCTCGGATCGCCTGTAGCCTTCCGGCGCCGCGACGCTTGGGACGCCTCTCGACTTCAGGAACAGACGCCGGCGTGATCCGCAAGTCCGCGCATCCCCGCAGATACGCCGGGATCGCCCCAAAGGACGCCTTGCGCAACTCCTCAACACCGGCACGCTGCGCCTCATCAATCAGCCAAGCCAAAGTCTTGACCGCCTCGCAAGCTCCTCGGAACTGAGCATCCTTGAGATGCTCAGCAGCACTGATAGACGCCGTCGTAGCGTCATACATCGTCCCTCGACGCCGTTTCGGGGGGTGCGGACGAGCAAATTCTGTCCCCCACCGACGCACTTGCTCCTGCGCATCTCGAGCCGCCGCGAGCGCCGGGTTCTTGACCACTTGGCCCCGGTCATCCACCACTGTGAGGCCTTTGTCGGTGATCGCCTGGTGGGCTGCACGCAGAGTGGCCACAGCCAAGCAGAACGCCTCCAGGCGCATGGCGTCCAGTAACTCAGGGCGAGGATGGGCTGTGACGACCGAAGTCCAGACGCTGGCGGCGTCCTCAGCGAGATGAGCTGGAGGCAGGAGGCTGGCCATCAGTACAGACCTCCATATCCTGACGCTTGATCTGCTGGATGACGTGACGCAGGGTCCGCATGGAGCCGCGCCATCCGACCTGATAGGCGATGCCTGGAGCCTTCATGCGGGGATTGCGGGCGATGACCTGGCGAATCTGGGCCCCAATGTCGCCATCCACGAGCCGAGCGCGCTGATAGGTCACAGGGGCTGCAGGGTCCAGCGCCCTACGGACGGTGGCGGAGGTGGCACCGACAGACTGAGCAATTTCAGCCACCGACAGGCCGGCGGAGGCGGCTTCTCTGATTGCCACCCGATCGAACATTACTCCTCTACTTTCGTTGCCATTCCAACAAAAAGCGGGGATAGGGGGTCGTTTTCCCTGTGGGGAGAAGGAGCACTGCCGGCGGACAGCTCCGCTAACCCCGCCGCAGGGATTTGCACCCCCTCCCTCAGGGGGTCACCAGCGGCGCGACATCAGTCCGAGGCTAGGGCCGGCATCTGTGGCTCCGGCCTGCTTGTTGCACAGCTCGTGCTCAGGCTGCAAGTTGGCCGGGTCCAGCCGCTCGTCAGGATGGTCACGCCATGACAGCCGGTGGCCGACCTGGAAGGATCGCGGGTCACCGGGAGGCGCGGCGTAGTCGATCGGCTGCCCGCAGCGGGCACACGGCTGAAGTCGAGCCTGCCGCATCTTCCTGCGCAGGCTGCGCAGCCTGCGATGCCCGCGAGACTGAACCACAGAGTCCCCCTAAGCTCACGCCATGAACAATACAGATGGGCGGCGGCTCCGATCTTGGGAACGCGCCATGGAATGGCCTCTGGCCTCCGCAGCCTTGGTGTTCCTAGCGACCTACACCTGGGAGGTTCTCGCCGATCTTAGAGGAGAGGCCCGAGACAGCGTCGAGTTGATCCTCAGCGGAATCTGGGTGCTATTCACCGCCGACTACCTTATTCGGCTGTGGCTTGCTCCTGACCGCAAGGAATGGGCGCTAGGACATTTGCCAGAGGCAGCTGCCGTGATCTTGCCGATGCTGCGTCCGCTGCGTCTCCTCAGGTTGGTGACACTCATCGGCATCCTGCAAAGGAAGGCTGGCGCGGCGTTGCAAGGACGCATAGCGCTCTACACGGCAGCGAACGTCTCGCTTCTAGCATTCGTTGCCGCACTTGCTGCCCTTGATGCTGAACGGCACGCTCCCCACGCCACCATCACGTCATTTGGCGACGCCCTGTGGTGGGCAATCACAACCATCACGACTGTCGGCTATGGCGATCTTTCTCCAGTGACGACAGGCGGGCGGCTGGTAGCTGTGCTCCTGATGATCGGTGGAGTGGCGTTAATCGGCGTGGTCACCGCGACCCTCGCCTCTTGGATCGTCGCACTGGTCACCGAGGAGAACGACGAACAGGAAGCTGCCACCCGGATGCAGGTTGAGGAGCTGCGCGTGGAGGTGACGCGCCTGGCAAAACTAGTTGAGACACTCAGCCAGTCAGCAGACCCAAAACAGCCCTGAGCGGGGGCACACGCGTGCCACTGGCAGCAATGATGCAATTCATGCCCCAGGCCTGTCCAGCCCCGGCCTCTTAGCGGCGTGTCGGCCGCGTTTCCAGCCAGCAAGATGCGCGGCCGCCTCGATTTCCAAAACGTCCGGCCAGGCGACCCACACCTGCCGGCCAACCCTCCGATGCCGCACCATCTGCCGACGCCACCAGGACTGCAAAGTCCTGTACCCCAGGCCTGGGACCAGCTCGAGGCACTGCGTCGCGGTGACCCATTCGGTGCCTTCAGCGTCTGTCAAGATCACTGGCTGTGCTCCTGCCTGGCCGCAAGCACGGCCAGAGTGCGAGTAGTAGCCCAGTCCTCCTCAGCGAGCACCAGACCACAAGCAGCCTGGCAGCAGCGCACCGTCTCCTGCGCACCCTGCACCGCAGGCGGAGTCACCACCAAAGACCGCTGCCCACAACGGGGACAACGCACCGTCGTCACCCGCCGCTCCGGCTCAACGATAGGCCACCGAGCCCACGCCCTAGCCGACGCCGGCCCAAGATCCCCGAGCAGGTCACCAGCCCACGCCTGAGCCGAGACCCACTCCAAGTGAGGATCAAGCCACCCAACCAGTCGCCTGGTGCTGCCACGATCCAACGGGCCGAGCACCTCAGCAAGCCCAAACCGAGTCATGCGAGACACCTGCGGCACCTGACCCGCACCAGGGCACTCCTGAGCGACCTCAGCGCACCAGGTCGCCAACATCGCATGCAAGTCATCCGCCACAGCAAGAGCTTCCGCATAGAGCCCATGCTCACCTGGACGAGCCGCACGGCCACCATCACCGCGCCCCAGCGGACACGACACCGACGGCTCAGACATGTCAATCAGATGCTCCACAAGAGTCGGCAACGTCCGCACCAGAGACTGCAGTCGCCCCCAGCACCAAGAGCACAAGCACCCGTACTCAGCCTGGCGAGGCAAACAACCACGACACTCAACCACCTGACCACCGCGATCAAACGCACTGCCATCACAGTCGGTCAAATGCGAACCCCTGACGGTGCACCCACTCACGCATTCAGCCACCAGCTGCTCCCTCCTGTGCCTGTCTGTGCTTGGTCTTCTTGGCTCGGCGTCGGCGTCTTCGAGGAAGGCAATGCCCGTCAAGGTCTTCTGAGTGCCCAGCCATGTCATGCCCAGCCATGCCATGCCTTGCCATGCCATGCCATGCCAGGGCGCGTGCGCCCGTGAGAGCGGGCGCGCGTGGACGCGTGCGCCCGTGCGCGGCCGCACGCGCACGCGTGAGGGCGGGCGCGAGCAGCGTGAGCTGCTCCTCGGTCAGTGGTTGGCCGGTTTCGGCGGCTAGGGCGGCCACACCCAGGTCGTCTGGCAGCGGGGCACCAAGGGCGGTTTCCAGTGCTGCGAGAAGGGCTCCAGGGGCGCCACGAAGAGCCTGAACTCCCTGAGTCACCTGGGCATGCAGGTCTTCAATTGCGTGCCTTTCAGGGGCTGTTTCTGACCCTAAAAAGGGCAGACTTCTCCCTGGGCACCTCGGGGCAGGTTTTTGTCTGCCAGGCGGCTCCAAGGGGCGGCTAGCAGCCGCGGACGGTACCACCAGCTCAGGCGGGCTCTCCTGACAGGCAGACGCGGGCGGCCCTGCGTACCCCGTCGGGTGCGAGCCAGTCCCCTGCTCCCGTTCTGCGGACCCCGTCGGGTGCGAACTGGGAGTGTCTGCCAGCAGCAACCCATCTGGGTCCAGTGGCCACCGCTGCGGGTCCAGGAGTGAGCGCAGCCGCCCTGCGACCTCCGAGGAAGGCGAGCTTGCTACGCGCGCTTCTATCGCCGCACGGTGAGCACTAGTCAGATGGGCTGTGAGCCCGGCCTGGGCCGGGGTACGGTTCCCCTTGCTCCGGTTGCACTTGCGGTGCGTGATAGCAAGGTTCAGTGCTCCCAGAGCATCCGGGAGTAGGTGGTCCACCTCAGCGCCAAGGTCACCCTTGGTGACCTCGCGCGTAACTTCGCGCCGACAGTAGACGCACAGCGCGTGACCGGGCGAGTCGGGCAGTTGATCACGCTGCCACACCTCGGCCTTGAGACGAGGATCATTCCGCTCGGTCTGCAGTGCCCGAGCAGCCTTCTCCTCATCTCCGCTTCTTTTGTGCACGGCTCGCCAGTCATGAAAGACCCACGAGTCGGCAGGTGTGGGGTCGCAGCGGCCAGACGGGCAAACATGATGCTCGTCATGCCACAAGCCGACCCCGACCAGGACCTGCGCCAGGCGCAGAGCCACATCCTGGTCCGGAATCAGGGACAACAGGTCCCACCTCGCCAGGACGCCATCGCCGTACCCCGCTTTGATGCGAGATCCCGCCATGAGCCACAAGAGGCTCGCACCCCATGCGTCAGCATCACCGGCCGCACCGCGACGCATCAACTCCACGAACTTGAGGTTCTGGAACAACTGATCGTCGATCAAGAAATAGGACACGTAACCTCCTCTCGAGCTAGACGGACATGGACGACGGAAATTGGGGTGCTTGGGTATCTGGTGGAGAGCGCCCTGCTGCCAGGCAAACATAAATGCAATCCCACACTTGCAATGTCATACAAGACTGGGCTAGACTTGATGTCGCGAAGAGGACAGCAGTGATCAAGACCCTCCGCAAGGCGGCAAAAGCCCGTGGCTTAGACATGGAGGTCACAGAGCTGACTCGCCACACTGCGGTCAGGGTAGGGAATGTGTCTCGCACCCTGGGGCGCCACAACGAAGTCGACGAGGTCACCGTCGGCCAGTTCTTCGACCAATTCGCTGAGGTTCTCGGCGGGAAAGGATGGTGGAGATGACCAAGACATTCACCGTGACAGCGCAGAGAGGTAAGGGTGACTGGTGGGTCCTGGAAGTCCCTGAAGTCGGAGCTGTCTCCCAGGTAAAACGCCTGGACCAGGCCGCTGAAGAGATGAGAGAGGCTGTGGCCTACCTGTCTGGACTGGAGGCAGCCCAAGTGAACCTGCAAGTGATCCCCGTCCTCCCCGACGCATACCAGCGGCATGCTCTCGCCGCCGCTGAGGCGCGTAAGGCGGCTGCCGAAGCTACCAGCCTCGCCGCCGCTGAGGCTCGCACCGCTGCACGAGCACTGCGAGAAGCAGGGCTCACTCTGCGCGATGTCGGAACCATCATGGGCGTGTCTCACCAAAGAGCAGCCCAGCTCGCAGGCTAACCAACAGGCAGTCTGCGCTGCATCCCAGTATGGCAATGCTGGCATTACAGGGTCGCGTCCCAGATCCACAGGAGCGCGGCCGCCAGCACACTCAAAACCAGAGCAGCTAGGCCGACGGCGATCGTCATGCCAAGCGCGCGGCCGAGCCTCTCAGCGGCAGAATGGGACCTTCTCATAACAAAACTCCTCGTGCGGTGATGGTGAGGCGGGTAGGAGATGAGCTCAGAAAGGGGGCTCGTCTGGGAAGGGTCCACCCCAAGCTGCCTCTTCAGGGGCCCAGCCGTACCCCTGCCCCGGCGCCGTCGCGGGCGCGGCGGGCACGGGTTGCGGCTCACCCTGCGCAGGCGTGGGCGTGCCGGAGCCCTGGAAACCACCCACCTGGCCGCCCGAGTGGCCTTGCCCGCCGGGGGCGCTGGCGCGTGGGGTGCGGGTGACCTCAGCCTTGGCGTAGCGCAGCGAGGGGCCGACCTCGTCCACCAGCAGCTCGTAAACCGTGCGGCTGGCGCCCTCACGGGTCTGATAGGAACGCTGGGTCAGACGGCCCTGCACGATCACGCGCATACCCTTCTTCAAGGATGAGCACAGGCCTCGCCGTCGTCCCACTGGTTCGTCTGGCGGTTGAAGGACCTGGGCGTGGAGGCCACACGGAAGTTAGCGACGGCCGCCCCATTAGGGGTGAAGCGCACCTCCGGGTCCGCCACCAAGTTGCCGACAACGGTGATGATCGGCTCCCCACTCATCGGGCACCCTCCCCGGTCGCGGCGTAGTCGCGCAGCCTCCCCAGGTCAAAAACCCGGAAGGTGAACGTGGTCGTCGCCCTCCCGAACATGCGCTCAGAGCGGCGCTCCATGTCCGCATGCAAGTGCGGGCCCTCCAAATGGCGGGAATCGTCATCAGGCAGCAGGCCAGCATCCACAAAGCCGTCGATCAGAGGCTTGATGGTCGGCATGAAGTTGTGCGCATCCCGACGCCCCCGGGTGCTGAAAGCCAAGAACACCTCAATCCGGGCGCGCTCCAGGTGCGGAGCCACATTGCCAGTACGACGGGCCTCAGCCCAGCCCAAGCGCCGCAATTCCTTGGCCCGCGACGCCGTCGCCCACCGGTGACGGCGCCCGTTGAGGGACAGGACGTCACTGGCAAGCATCGTGAGCTCGCAAGTCCAAGCGGGAGTGCAACTCATCGCGCACCTCCGACCGAAGCGAGGCTGGACCTGCTGACAACCTGGGACGCCTGCTCCGGATGCAGGCGCTTCAGATGGGCCAGGGCGATAGGCTCATCAAACGTCCTAGGGGCAGCAATCTGCTCCCGGGCTCCTGGACACCAATCCGTCCCGACAAAGCCAGCAGCGTCAGTGCTGCCGAATTGACCACCCACGACCAAGAACGAGTGCCCAGTCGTCACGCGCAGAGGCCAGGAGCCAAGCGCGCGGGCCGTGGTCGCCCACCGTCCGACCACAGGCGGCGTCAGGTTCACAGTCGCGCTACCAGCCAGCGGCAGCGCCGCAGCAATGAGGATATCCTCAGCGACATCAGGCACCACGAGCCCCTCCTCTAGCCACGAGAGTGCGGGCACTCGCAGCGCACGGCCATCGAGGAGACCCGAGACGTCGGTGACCCACAAGCGACCCGACCATCCCAACGACAGCAATTGCTCATCCAGGCTCGTGGGCTTAGACGCAGCCAAGATCAGCTTCGCGACGGAGGCACTGAGCAAAACATCTAGCACAGGCTCAGAAGAGGCCCTAGTGTCCCTGATCGGCATCGAGGCCGCCACGGAGCCCCCACCGCTCGCGAGAGTCGTCACCAGGCCGAAGCGCGAGTCAATCACCAGACGGATGGCTTTTTGCGCCTCCTGGCAGTCGCCCGTGCCAACGTGCGGCAGCATAGCCGCCAGGGCCTGGCGCAGAGCATGACCAGACACGACAACTTCCAGGTCGCGTGAATCGAACGGGCTCATTTTGACTTCTCCTGTCTCGAGGCGGAGTGAGGGGCAGAAACGCCAGGCACGTGCACCAGGCGCAGGGCATAAGTCAGAGCGAGCTCGTCCGCACGGCGGACCCGCAGCACCGGAGGCAGACTCGGGACGGGGATTTGTTGCCAGGCAGTCACCTCAGAAGTCCCCAGACGCTTATGCGTGCGCGCGAACCAGCCGTCCTGACGCCACTGCCTGCCCACGTGGCGGCCAGCCCTGCACTCGACAACACTGCCCGCAGGCAGCAGATCCAGCTCCACCGCACTGAGCGGGCGAGCCAGGCTATACATCCCACGGATTCGGATCGCCATGTCCGGAGTTAGGCAGACGTCGCGGAACCCGGCCGGGGGCGGCGGATCAGCCACCAGCAAATGCGCCACCGTGTCCGCCAGGTCCACCAGCACCAGGGATGAGCAATCAATCAAGCACGAGCGCGCCGAATTGATCGTCTCTACGACATCATCTCGACTGCTGGACACCGTGGACACCACCACCGGACACACCCGCGCCACAGACGAATGCGCCGGACCGCCGCTGGTCGGCCGCATCGTCACAGTCACCTCAACCTCGACACGGTCACTCATGACGCCGCCTTCATCTGGCGGCGGGCCGCACGGGCAGCAGAGCTTTGTCGCTGCCACTGCCTCCGCGGCAACGGCCTGGTCCGAGGATCATCCAAGTCAGCGTCCTCCGCCCAGCCCAGAGGTGGTACCCACCCGTTAACGAGAGCCGCGCCACGCGCAGCCTGAGATCCACCACCAGGGACAGGCACCCAAGAAGCCTGCGCATAGAACTGCGCGATCGCGCGGGCAGTCGTTGAACGGATCAATGACTGCTTCAACAGCACCTTGGAGACCGCCTTTTGATGCACGCCCAGGCGAGCCGCCATGGCGCGCTGCGACCAGCCTAAGGCGCTCAGCGCCTGCAACCGCCTGCGCGACCCAAGCGCTGGCACAAACCGGTAACCGCCCACAACATGAGGGCCAGACGTCGGCTGGACCGCCAGCAGACGCTGCGCCTCCCCCCGCTTACAAACAGTGCAGCGGCAGCGGCAGTTCCTGTATGCGCCTGACGTGCCATGGACGTGTGGCCGCTGGTGAGTGCACCCCTCCACAAGATCACGACCCTGATCGCTCATGCCGCGTCACCACCGTCAGGCAGCTCAGCCAGCCACTGATCCACGATCTCCTGCTCAACCTCCGAAAGCGTGTACCCCGCTTTCTCCAGCGTCTTCAGGTACTCGCCGGTCTCCTCCACGCGGCTGTTGCCACACCTGATGGCCACCTCGAGGCGCGCGCACACCAGGGCGAACATCAGCCGATCTGTGCGCTTTGGGGTGGACACCCAGCGGCGCCAGGTCGCCGAAGGCACCCACTTCTCAACTTCTTGAGCCAAGGGGCGGCTGATGTAGAACGACGCGCACCTTTCCAAGAGCCAGTCTGTCACCCAACGCCATGCCGGGGCAGGCATAGGCGCCGACCCCCGAAGCCAACCACCAAGCCACTCTTGACGCACCCGGGTGGCAGCCTCGATCGCGGCTTCGCGACGCTCCTTGGCCTGGCGGCGCTCAAGAAGCTCCTGACGCTGCTCATCAGACAGGCGATGCTCACTGCGATGCGGGAACCGGAAACGGTGCCCAGATGTCTTCGGATCCATGCACCACTCGCTGGTGTCCACGCAAGACCAGATGCGATCGAATCGCACCACCAGCACTCGGTGCTCGCACGAAGCATGATCCTGCGCGCTCATGCACCCATGGGCGGTACCCTCGAGGCTCTCCAAGCTAGCCCACTGCTGCTCCCAGCCAGGAAACTTTTCATCGAGTTCGATCCCGGAGGCGACCCGCTGCCCCTCAGCTGTCAGGCGCTCCACCTCCTGACGGACCGCCCTAGCGTGCTCCACATCAAGCGCCGCCATCTTCAGGGTGTGCGCCGCAAGCTGTGGGGTTTTGCGGAGCGCTTCGATCAGCTCTTGGGTGTCACAGTGCCAATCCGGGTCATCGACGATCCGGACGACCTCAGCCGCCATCACAAGATCCAGCGCACCGTCCTCCAGCGCGGGACGCACAATCGTGGCTGCGCTGGAATCCCGCACAGCCTTAGCCTGCGCGACCTCCTTCGCGCTGGTCCCCAGTGCCCGGAGCCGATCCGACCGCAAAGACATGCCAGCCAGAAGCACTAGTTGCTCGGCGCGTTCAGCGCCGGTCAGGCCCCGACTGTTCTCGTTGAGCTCCATCTGCACCAGGCGCAGCTGATCCGCCTCCATCTGAGAGACCACCCTCGCGGGCACACTCCCTCGGTCTACCGCACGAGCCGCGGCAAGGCGACGATGCCCATCAACAAGCACCAACCCAGTCAGTGTGACCACCACCAGGACCGGCAGCAGCACACCACTGTGCCGCACAGACGCCTCGAGCTGGCCCATGTCCGGCAAAGCGCGGCGCACATTCGAGCCATCATCAATGGCATCCGTGTCGACCTGCACCATGTCACCAGGACGCAGATCAGAAACATCATCACCCGTGCGCACGCGCCGCACCTCAGCGACCCCACCCGGGAGCTGCACTACCTTCGCACCCATCTCAGGCAGCCTCATAGATCGCACTCAGCGTCTAGCTGCCCGGACGTCACCTCTTGGTCCTCCACCGACAGCAGCAACACAACACCACCCAAGATGAGAGCCACCCCTAGGACCGCCCACGACGTGAGCAAGACCGGAGGCTTCACCGGGTCAAACCAAACCCAGCTCACCACACCGTTAATCGCGGCACACGCGATGGCCGCAAGACACAGGACGATCCCCAAGCGCGCCCTGAGGGGCATCGCGTGGCCGGCCTGACGGGCCTCGATGTGCCGAGGCTGGCGCATCTGCACCCGAAGCGAGACCTGACGCAGGCCATGGTCCAAAGCGCTTAGTGCAGGACGCCGGGGGGCGATGTGACGCCCCCGACGACGCACAGGCGATGTAGAATTGGTTGCAGGCATTGGTTTCTCCTTTGTCTCCGCCCCTGCGTAAGTGATTGGACGTCGCGCAGGGGCACTTTTCTTCTGAAGTCGGTTGCGGTCAGACACGGCTCTCACGCCACATCAACCACTGATCAAGATCTGCAGGCCGCACCACTCGCAGCCGAGAATTAGCAGGGTCATCACCCGCAGGGATCGACGGCAGCTCACCCGTCGCAAGCGCCCGATTGACATGGTGACGCGGGATCCCAGTCAGCTCCACCACGCGAGACACGGACAACGCCCGCACCGGCTCCGCCACAACAGCCTTGCGCAGCAGCCCCTCAAGATCGCGCAGGCGCGCGTCCAAACTTTCAAGCGTCGCAGCCATCAGCGGACACCCCCACCAGGCTCGTCCAGCCACCGCAAGCCACCATCAGGCCGAGCCGCGCCCCTAGTCGGTGTCCGGTCGGGCGTGGCGGAGTCACAGACCACGCCCGACCGGCACCCGCACCTACACGCGCTCCCCACGCGTGCGGGCGCCTCCTCGGTAGGCTCCGAAGGGCAAACACTCGACGACGCCGGGTCCCCACCCGTGCCGTCACCACCTACCGAGGAGGAGTCACTATGGGGGGCCGCACCGAATACAGAGTCGTTACCTTCTGCACCACACCCGAGCACATCTTCGGCGCCGGTATCCCCGGAACCGCAGCCGCATCCACTGTGGACTTTGCGGGCTCCGTACCCGACCTCGCTGAAAACATGGACGGCTGGGAGGCCGTCAGCCACCAGGTCATCCCCGCTGAGGACAGAGTCTTCCTGTCCATCCTGCTGAGAACGAGCCTTGACGTCCCCGACACGCTCACCGGGGATGCCTCTAGTGGTGGTGGCCTCGCGCAGCCATAGGCCGCCATCGTCACCACGGACAACCGAGAGGCGGGTCTCTGTGACCTCCGTAGGGCGAATAACTGTGTGAGAAACCCGCAGCGGTCTCAGAGTCACAGCATCCGTGGGCGCGCACACCATCACGCCCCCTCCCGAGCAGAGTCCGCGAGCGCGGGAGCGGCAGCTGCATCCGGGCTGGCGCCCTCAGCACGAGCGACCAAGCTGGAGGCGCTGACCCCGAGCGCAGCAGCGATTGCGACAACCTCGGGAACCGTGAAGACGCTGTGTCCATTGATCTTGGTGGAAAGCGTCTGCCGGGCGATCCCAGCAGCTGCGGCTAGGTCTGCGAGGGGGATGCCCTGCTCCTGCGCTAGGGCCTTAATCTCAGATGCGATGGTCACTGTAGATTCCGTCCGATTCTGACTATTGTCCGAAAACTCGGACGCAAGCGCTATCATCGTCCGTAACAGCGGACATGTCAAGCAGAGATTTGCCCGCGCGTCCGTTTCGTCGGACACTGTTGCGTGTGGGTATACGCAAGATTCCAATCGACGATGTCGAGCAGGCTGTCGTCTCGGCGCTGAAGACCCACGCCCAAGATCAGGGACTGTCATTACGGTCTCTGGCGGATGCAACCGGGCTAGGCAAGTCTCGCCTGGGCGATCTCTTCAACGGCCTCACTTCCTGCACGATGACCGATCTGGAAAGGCTGTGCTCGGCTCTCGGGCTGAGACCGTCTTCTGTGCTGTCTGAGGCTGAGGGTGTGGTGGCTGCTCGTGTTCGTGAGGAGGAGCGTGAGCGGCTGCTGGCTGGTCTGGCGGCTGGGGTGCCGGTGGAGTCCCTGGGTCTAGCGGCCAAGCGGGACCTGTCCTGGGCGCGTGAGGCCGCGGAGCGGTCCGGGTGGCGCGAGGACCTGGGCGAGGAGCCCCAGGCAGGCCCGGCAGAGGAGGGCTGAGGCGTGGGGCGTAAGGAAAGGGCTCACCAGCCTGCGGGGGCGATAGACGTGCAGACGATGGGGTACCTGCTCAGTGAGGACTCCAGGGCGCGGACGGTGGGTGGCCTGTCCTGGGCGTCCCGCAAGCACAGGGACGTACGCGGCTGCGTCGACGTATGTCACTGGGTGCGTACTGCTCCAGGACGGGCTGCTGATGATGCAGTACAACGCTCCGCGCCCGTGGCAGGTCAGCCTCGCCTACCTCGGTATCCGCGACGGGGTCAGGACGCCCCCGATACGCCGGGTCTGCGTCCACGGCAACGGGCACGGCCTCGGGCGCGCCACTCATGTGCACACCTACCAGCAGGACGGAAGAGAGCTTTGCGCGCCGGTCGATGACACCTTCCCGCAGTGCCCTATATCCCCTAGCGTGTCCAACGAGGAGCGGTGCATGATGTTCATGGCGTTTGCCCGGCTGTGCCACGTAGACACCAGCGGGCTGGCATGGGTAGACCCGCCAGAGGGAACGAGGTGAGCGAGATGGACCCAAAGACACTCTCCAGCCTCTACTTCAGCGCCATGGACGAGGGCTTTGAGGTGGTCGAGACCTCCGAGGGGTTCGCCGTGTGGATGCCGGCCTACTACTCCGACGGAGACGGTGTCATCCTCTCGGTACGCCCAGCCCCCGGAGGCTGGTACGTCACCGATGACGGGCAGACCTTCTCCCACCTGGCCGGCCTGGGCGCTGCTGTCAGCGGCCCCGCCTTCACTACGGCGTGGGACACTATCGCGCGCCCAGCGGGCGCGTTCGTGCCAGGAGACAAGGACCCCATGGGGAGCTGCCAGGACGCAGAGATCCTCGCCTGGGCCACCGACGAGACGATCGGCCAGGTGCTGCGCGACATCTCGCACGCGGCGCTGCGCGCCGAAGGGCTCGCCTACACCCGCGAGCCCCGCACGGGAGGGCGTCCGTTCTCCATGCTCGTGCGAGACCGCGCCCGACGCCTGCTGACAGACCGCGCCTTTTCCTCGCGCGGTCTGGAGGCTGGAGACGGCAGCCTCCGGCTCACCTCCGGACGCACCAAGAAGGTCACCGAGACCATCACCCGCCACGGCAGCGTCGTCGCCGCCGTACAGGCCATGGGCGGAAAGACCCGCGAGACCCGCGAGCAGGCTCACGAGCACTGCTACACGATCTTCAGCCAGTCCGACCTGCCCATCGGCAACAGGCTCGCAGTCGTCAACGACGCCTGCGCCTGGGACGCTGGCGTGCTGCGCGAGGCCGAGCAGGTAGCCAACCTCGTACGTATCAACGACCTGGACGACCTGGAGCCCGCGCTTCTTCACCTAGCAGACCAGTTCAACGTCGTCGCCTGACCCGCACGCCCCAGCCTCGCAATACGATTGCCAGGTGACCCGTCCCGGCCTGGAGGCCCTGCTGCTCGAGTGCGCCACCATGGGCGTGGCCGTGGACTGGGCGCGCCTGCCGCAGGGACTGGCGGGCTGCTACCACCACGGCGCGCGCACAATCGTCCTGGACCACCGGCTGGAGGAGTGGCAGGCCGTCCCCGTACTCATGCACGAGACGGCCCACGCCGCCGCCGGGCACGACGGGCACCAGGCCCGCTGGGTGGAGGCCCGCATAGACCGGGCCGTGGCCACCACCCTCATAGACACCGCGTCCTACCGGCGCGCCGAGGCCCTGGCCGGCCCCCACCTAGGCGCGCTCGCCATGGAGCTGGAGGTTCCCATCTGGGTGATCCAGGCCTACCGGACGACGCTACGCACGATGCGATAGTAGGGCCGCCAGTGGTGCGAATCCTCCTGGCAGACTAATGTGCAGACCAGCCGCAATCCCCAGCGGCCACACTCCCCAACACATAGCCAGACCACCCCTGCCCGCGAGCGCAAGGGCTGGCCTGCGCTAGGAAGGCACTGCGATGATGGAGCCACTCACACCACCACCAGGTAGCCGCTGGAAGGGGCGCCGCCGCAAGCTTTGGGGCTATGTCCTCGCGGCGCTCGGCACTATCAGCGTCGTCGGAGGTCTTTTCGACCGATCGGGAAACGATCCAATCCCCGGAGGCCTGATGTGTGCTGCTGTGGGGGTCGGACTCATCTGGTGGGGGCGGCATCTGGAGTCGCAGAGGATCCCTATTCCGAACAAGCCTCAGGCTCCCGCTAAGCCCGCCCACGCGGCCGTGAACACTGGGCCGACCGTCATATGGAACATCAGCGAGCTACTGATGCGCGGCGACATGGATTTCGTGAGCGGAGGCAAGGTCAAGCTCTACACCATGGAGCAACATGAGCAGGCGGTCTACGAGCTCATCTCAGGTGCCGGGATGATGGCCGCTAGCCCGCTCGGAGAGCAGGTCGGCGCATTGGCTACCCTCGCCGACGTCGTGCCTGAGTCGACCAACAGCTACGACGCAGACGCCGTCGCCATCAAGGTCGGCGGAGCGACTGTCGCCTATCTGTCGCTGGGATGGAAGGGTGAGGCACACAACATGCTGAGACGTACTCAGGGGCGCCTTGTCCTGCCTGTAGTGCTGAGGTGGTGGGGTCACCGTGGCGCACACACCTGGGCGCTAGCGACACTACAGGAAGCAGAGGACTATGCGGCCTGGCTGCGCAAGAAGGACCGAGGGGCCTAGGCGAACCGCACCAGTCAAGATAAACGCGACGCCTAACTCCCCGCGAGTGCGGTCTCGACGCTGGTCAGGGCTCGCTCCTGGAACGCCAAGGAAGGGCGTTGATAGTGGGAGGTGGTCGCGGCCTGGGTGTGGCCGAGGATCTCCATGATGAGGCGCTGAGGCGCTCCCTCCTCTAGGAGGCGGGTCGCGACTGAAGCGCGGGCCGAGTGTAGGCGCACGTGCGGCAGGCCAGCGGCCCGCAGGCCTGCGGTCCACTCACCCCAATCCACGCGAGGATCGATAGGTGCACCAGGTGCGGCCTCAAACACGAAGCGGACCGGGCGCGTCTGAGCCAGGTGGGTGCGCAGAGCGTCGGCGAGCGTGGCAGGCAGGGCCACGTGGCGCCACGAGCCCACGGTTTTAGGGCGCAGCAGCCACAGGCCACCGTGGACACGCTCTGCCTCCAAGTGCTCCGGGACCGGGGCGTGCCGCTCTGGGCAATCTGCGCCACGCACGCGGCCGCAAGCGTGCTGCCGCCCCGTGTCAGTGGCGCCGCAGCCGTGGGCCCAGGTGACGCGCTTAACCTCCCACGCCAGCTCCACCGACGGCGTGGGAGCGTCGAGGTGCAGATGATCCAGAGTGATGCCGAGCACCTCCCCTTGGCGGGCCCCCAGCGTGAACGCCACGAGGCGGCGCACATAGTCCGGCTGATCCAGGCGGGAGCGCAGGTAGGTGTGGACCTGCTCCGCAGACAGCATCGGGGCTGGAGCCTGACGCAGGGGCGGCGGGGACACGAAGCGAGCCGGATTGCGCAGGATCAGGCCCTCACGCTCAGCGGCCGCCAGGCACGCGGCCAGTGCCCGGTGGACCCGGGACACGGTCGCGGCCGAGCGGCCCGCGCCAGCCACCGCCCGATGGACCTGGCGCACGTCTGTAGTGTCGAGCTGGTCTAGGCGCCGCCGCCCGATCGTCGGGATCACGTAGAGCCGCATTGAGCCCTCATAGTCGCGGGTAGTGGCGGGCTTGCGGCGAGGCGCGACGTCGCGCTCAAGCCAGGTGCGTGCCCACTGAGACATCATCAAAGAAGAGGCCGCGTGGACTCCTGGGGTCGCGAGCGAGGCTTGGGCTTGGCGGAGTTTGCGGATGACGTCAGCGCGGGTGCGGGCGCGGATGTACTTCCGCTTGGTTTTGCCGGTGGTGGGGTCTGGGGGGAGTGTCAGGGCGGCGGTCCAGCGGCCCTGAGAGTCTTTGTAGATGCTGCCCTCGCCGTTGCCGCGTCTGGCCAT